ATTCTGATCATCACTACGAATTTATCACCGGATGAGATTGAACGAAAATACGGAATCCGAACCAGAGACCGGCTTCGGGCAATTTGTACGCCGGTATTATTCAAAGGGGAATCATTGAGAAAATAAATTTGAACGATATGAGCGAGAACAAAATCAACACAGGCGCCATCTTCAAAAACGAGAAGAAGTCGGCACAGAGTCACCCGGATTACAGGGGAGTAGTTAATGCAAACGGGAAAGAAATGGAAATCGCATTATGGTTAAGGGAAAGTAAAAGCGGCGTGAAATATTTCTCCGTCATGATGACCGAGCCTTTCGTGAAGGACAACGCCCCCGCAGACGATCATGCACCGGAACCGTTGACCCCGCAGGAAGACGACCTACCATTCTAAACTTAATCGAATGAGAATTTTCACGATTGCATCGCCTTCACACATGAGCCTTTTGAAGGATTATTTCATCCCCTCGGTTGAAAAAATCGGGGAATATGAATTTACGGTAATGGAAATTCCGCAATACGGGGATTCGTCTTTCGGGTCGCAGGGTTTTAACCGGGCGTGTTTGGACAAATTGTATTTGTTGGAGAGGTTGGCCAAACTCCCCGATGAATATGTTTTGTATGCCGATTGCGACATCGTTTTTCTTCAGTTGACCGAAGTTGATTTGAGGTTCAGAATCGGTGCGAAAGACGCGTTATTCCAATCCGATGCGGGGATGTTATGCGCCGGGTTCATATTCATGCGCCCCAGCAAAAGGCTCTCCGATTTTTTCAGACATTGCATTCTGGATTACCGTCACGGTATGGAGAATGACCAGGATGTGATTAATCGTAACCGCAGGATGATGAATTTCGGGTTACTCCCGGCGGAATATTACAACATCGCCTTTGCCAACCACGGCAAGGTTCACAATACCGGAGACATGGCGGTCATCCCGGCGGGGATAAGGATGTTCCACGCGAATTGGACCGTGGGGATTGACAACAAGATCGAATTATTAAAATTAGCGATAAAGAACAATGATACTGATAATTAATTGGTACATAGACCCCGACGATGTGCGTCAGGCAGAATTGGAGGAATGCCTGATGCGTAACATCGACAACCCGTACATCGAGCGGATCGTCGCACTATCGGAAGAGGGAACGGAAATCGTCGATCATCCGAAGGTGATGCCGGTGGCATTTGATGGGAGGCCTTCATACACCGATTTTTTCATAATTGGGAATCAGTATGATGGGGTTAAGGTGCTTGCCAATTCGGACATTTTTTTTGATGATACGATTGAGTTGGCCAACCGGATAAAGGAAAGGCAGTTTTTCGTTTTGTGTCGGTATGAGGTCGATGTTTCCGGGAATGTAAAATTTTCCGATAATATCGGGATGCACGATGTCTGGATATGGCGCGGGGTCAACAACATTCAGACGAGCATGGGTCTGGGGCGTTGGGGGTGTGACCACCACATCGCCGGGTTGATGGTCCGTGATGGATGGGCGGTATTCTCCCCTTCAAAATCAATACGGTCTTTTCACCTCCACAATTCCGGGGTAAGAAGATATGTCCAGGAGCCCATCCTTCGGCCGGTTGCCCATGTCACCCCGGACACGATCGAATCGGTTGATCGTGTGAAGAATGGGGTATGTTATTACCTGTCATCGTAAATAACGCCACCAAATTGATTTTAACGCGTTCTGATGTTGAGTTGATAGTTTATACCTCTTTGAGGAGATAATGCGAAAAAACCATATCACAACGCGCCAAAACGGGTGAATTTGATTTAACTTTGCTAAAACATATTTGATCATGGATTTATTCCCGGAATTTGTAAGACGAGAGACCGGAGCCACGGTGACCCCGGAACATCGGTTTCACCCCGCGAGGAAGTGGCGTATTGATTACGCCATCATTGACCACAAGATCGCCATTGAGCAGGAGGGCGGCGCATACACCAACGGACGACACACAAGGGGTGCTGGCTTCATCGCAGATATGGAGAAGTATAACGAACTGACGCGGGCGGGCTGGCGATTGATACGCGTAACCCCGCAGAAGTTGATGAGCATGAACACGATTAACCTGATTAAAGACCTGATCAATGCCAAATAAACCGGGATCAAGAGTAAGGACCTACGCATGGCAGTCAGCACCACGGCCCAAAGGTCAGGAGGCGCGGGGAAGGCTCCGGGAGTACTATAAGACGGCTAGATGGACCAGAGAGTCTTCCACCTTCCGCCGTGATCATCCGTTGTGCGAAGAGTGCAAACGGAGAGGGATCATTACTCCATCACAGGTGACTGACCACATACTCCCTCCGCCGATTGTTGACTTCTGGGATAGGTCGAACTGGCAGGCGCTATGTAAAGCGTGCAACAATGCAAAGGGGAATAAAGATAAACATCTCTTAAATAAAACAAAATGATAATCAGTTAGATACGGGTATGGGGGTGATAATCTCTTTTTGAAAACGGAGTGAGACCGCACCTCAACCTTCTTCTTATTTTTCCAAAATTGGGTTATTTGAACTAAAGTTTTAGTTATGGCTAAAGGAAGAAAATTATTACCAGACAAAGTTAAAAAGCTCCGTGGGGAGAAACGCCCCGAACGGATGCAGGGGGATCCGCCCGGTGAAAAGCTTACCACTATTGACCACGTGGATTTGTCGGTCCTGAAAACGCAGAGGGCGCAGGACATATTCAAGCAGATGGCAAACTATCTGATCAAATGGGAGATTCTTACCGACGCCAATATTCTCCCTCTTGCCGTGTATTCGTCAAACATAGATTTGGCATTCACCTGTTTGGATGAGATGCAAAAAGGTTTGTTTAAGGAACGGTTCGATGAGAATGGGAACGTAATCGGTTTTATTGAAAACCCATACGTGAATCTTTTCAACAAATTGCAACCGGCAATAATGCGGCAGGCTGCGGAGTACGGTTTTACGCCGGTATCGTCGTTAAAATTCGCACGAAAAGAGGAACCGAAGGATGAATTGCAGGCCCTGATGGACACTTTTAAATGACGGAAGGCACCAAAATACAGCGCAAAAAGGTAAAAAAGTACATCAATGACGTGCTTTCCGGTCGGCGTATCTGCGGAAAATTGGAGAGGTTGGCCGTCGAGAGGCATTTGGCGGACCTTGAAAACGCGGATAAACTGAAGATCCGGTTTGATGAAGTGGCCGCCATGCGCTGTATTTCATTTTTTTCGATCCTTAAACACTCAAAGGGGGAGTTTTCCGGGAAGAGATTCGAGCTGGAACCATGGCAGATGTTTATCGTTTGGGTGCTGTTTGGTTGGAAACGTCTGGACGGATCCCGCCGGTTCCGGTATGCTTACGTGGAGGTGGCCCGAAAAAACGGAAAAACCACGTTCGCCGCGGCCCTCTCCCTGTATATGATGGTCCTGGACGGAGAGGACGGTGCCGAGATTTACACGGCCGCAACCAAAAGGGATCAGGCTAAAATATGCTGGACGGAGGCCCGGAACATGGTAGGCAAAAGCCCTGCGCTATCGAATAAGATCGCGCGGTTTCAGTCGGCGTTGACGATGGAAAGCACACTGTCAAAAATGGAACCCCTGGCGGCTGACAGCGACAAACTGGACGGATTAAACCCGCACTTTGCCGTCGTGGATGAGTACCACGCGCATAAAACTGATATGCTTTACAACGTCTTAAAGTCTGCGACCGGGGCGCGGCGACAGCCTATGATCTTTACGATTACGACTGCTGGGTTTGACAAAACATCGCCCTGTTTTCTGATGCGAAGGATTTATATCGACGTGCTTCTGGGGATCAAAAAGCAAGAAAATACGTTTGTGATGATCTATTCCGCCGACGAGGGGGACGATTGGAAGGATCCGAAAACATGGGCTAAGTCCAATCCAAACATGGGCATAAGCATATCTGCCGAATATCTGGAAGAGGAATTTAAGTCTGCACTCAATCGGGGCGGGTCGGAAGAGGTAAATTTCAAAACGAAGAACCTGAATCAATGGGTGGACGCGCCGACCGTCTGGATTCAAGACGAGAAGGTAAGAAAGTGTAGCAACGGGACCACAGACGCCGATCTGGTTGGACAAACATGTTATGCCGGGTTGGACCTTGCAAGTCATGTTGATATAAACGCGCTAGCCCTGTATTTTCCGGAGTTAAAGGCGATTAAACTGTACTATTGGATTCCAGAGGCGAAGATGGAGGAAAATGCCGACCGAGTGGATTATAAAACATGGGCTGCGGAAGGCAGGATCTTCGTGACGGAGGGGAATGTTATCGACATAGACGCGCAGGTGGAGAAGATCACCGAGATTATACGGGGTGTGAACTGCCGGAATATTGCTTATGACCCGGCAAAAGCATACCACGGGACGGTGCAGGGGCTTCAGAAGGCGGGGTTGAATAACATTTTGGATGAGTTCAATCAGTCGATTAAGACCATGAGCGAGCCGACGCGGGAACTTCAGCGGCTTGTGGAGAGTGCGGAGGTCGATCTGATGAATGACCCTGTACTCCGGTGGATGTTCCGCAACGCGGTAGCTGTGACGGATGCAAACGACAATATCAAACTGCACAAGGCGAAATCAATGAACAAAATAGACGGTTTGACAGCGATTATCAACGCCATCGGCGGATATATGAGCGGGGCGAAGCCGGAGCCATACAAAGATTCAGATTTGAAAATCCTTAATTTTTAACAAATATGAGAATTTTAGCATTAACCATCGCGAAAGACGACACTACATCATGGTACAGGGCCGCCGGTGTATTCCGGGACCTGATGCGTAAAATGCCGGGCCTGACCATCGACACCCACGACATAAGCAAGATCGGAAACCTCACGTGGTCTACGCTTACGCAGTACGACATCGTATTCCAGCAGAGGCCATATGCCTCGCTTCCGTTGACCAGATTTCTGAAAGACCTGCACATTCCGGTTTGGATCGACTACGACGATAATTTGTTTGAGATTCCGCAGGCTAATAACCGGGCTTTTGACACGTTTTCCGACGAGAAGGTGCATCAGAACCTCGCAGAGATAGCCAAACTTGCCGACGTGATCACGGTGTCCACCGCGGCCTTAAAAACGCTATATGGCCCGCTTAACAAAAATGTCCGGGTTGTACCCAATGCCCTGCCATTTGATTTTATCGGTGAACCAGCGCAGGGCACTACGCAGAAAACGGTTTTGTGGCGTGGTGGGGACTCTCACCGTATGGATCTGAGGGTTCACGAAATCCAGATACTTCAGGCGCAGGACAAATACAAAGATTGGAACTTTGTCTATGCCGGGTACAACCCATGGGAGTTTTATCTGCCCAATAAAAAATACCGGAAGCCGGAAGATCCGGTTTTGTATTTCAAATGGCTGAAGGAATACCGCCCGCGGGTGATGCAGGTCCCCCTATATAACGACTTTTTCAATCATTGCAAGAGCAACATAGCGGCTTTAGAGGGGACATTCTCCGGGGCGGTTTGCCTTGTGCCGGATTGGGAAGAATGGAATGTTATACCGGGGACGATCAAATATAAGGATCCGCAGGACTACGGCGAGAAATTGGACTTCCTGCTCCGGGAGCAGATCAGCTACAACAAATACCGTAATCAGGCGCTCGACTATATCCGGGAATACTACGACCTGAAGCACGTCAACAGGCTCCGGGTCGATGTTGTGAACGAACTGATGGAGATTGCCTGATGGTTCCGCCGCGAATTATCCAGATGACGACAAAGCAGGGATTCATTTCCCTGTTTTGGTCCACCCTGGCGGATATGCGGATCAGGGACCCCGGAATTACCCATGAACAGGTATATGAGATGCTTGAGTCTGAATATCAGCGGGAGTTCGGACAACGGAGGTACGCGAGTTTTAGGAGTTTCAGAGATAATCGGGACAGGTAAAGTAAAGTTATTTTCGACTTTTGCATAAAAGTTTGTTATTAACAAATTGACAGGCGTCAAAATAATCTTTACCTTTGCGATAATTGGTCCAATATATCGCAATGAGGTTACCCGCTTTCATTGAAAAACGCCTGATAGATTACGCGAAAACGCGCGGATTGCTGGTAATGCCTGCTTCTTCGTACATTCCGCGCAATGGTGGCATGACCGCTGCCGGGCAAATGGTTGACCACGACACGGCCCTTACGTTTACCGGCGCCTTTGCCGCTATTTCCATCAAAGCCGAAAATCTGGCCTCCCTTCCAAAAGCCGTATATGAGCGCACCTCCACGGGAAAGAAAGAATTGACCAGGCACCCCGTTTATTCCCTTATTCACCACCGGCCAAACTCCTACATGACCGATTTCGTGTTTTGGGAGTACATGGAATCCTGTGTCGCCGGGTGGGGCAACGCCTACGCCGTCATCGAATGGGCAGGTAATGGCTTCCCAAAGGCCCTGCACCCGGTTCATCCCGGTTCCGTAATGGTGATGACCCGCGGGTATGACGTCGTTTACAAAGTGACGGAAGGGAAAACCGCAGGGACTTACCTCGCAGACGACATCCTCCACGTCAAGTTATTCTCAAAAGACGGGATTGTAGGCATTGACCCCGTGACATACCACGCCCAAAGTATCGGTATCGGACTGGCCGGTCAGCAATTCGCCGCTGAATATTTCAATAAAAAGGGGGCATTAAGGGGGGTTATCGAAACTGACGGGGAACTCTCCGACGCCAGCTATTTAAGGGTGGCCAAACGGATAGCGGAAGCCGGGGACCACGGGACTCCTATTCTCGAACACGGACTAAAGTACAAAACCATCGGCATCAGCCCCGACGCGGCGCAGGCTATACAAACCCGATTATTTTCTATACAGGACGCATCCCGGATTTGGAAAGTCCCTGTTTCCCTTTTGGCCGAACATACGCACTCGACATTCACCAACACGGAACAGCAGGACATTCAGTTCGTTAAATACGGACTTCGCCCGGAGTGCAAACGCTTTGAAACCGAGATTGAGCGCAAGCTATTCCCTGAAGGTGAAGCGGAGCGCATTGATGTAAAATTCGACCTGAAAGGGCTGCTCCGGGGTGACTTGGCCGCGCAGTCAGACTGGTATCACAAGGCTGTTCTCGATGGATGGATGTCCCGCAACGAGGTCCGCGAACTCGAAAACCTGAATCCCGTGGACGGCCTCGATGAATATCTGGTCCCCTCAAATATGACCCTCCCCGAACTACTTGGAAATCTTAACACGCCAAAAAATGGAAAATAGGAAATACATAACCGGAGAGATCCGCGCCTTTGACCGCAAACTTGCCGAAGAAACGCGGACCGTGGAATTTGTGATCAGCGACGAAACCCGCGACCGGCACGGAACTGTCATCCCTATATCGGCCTGGAACCTGGACAATTTCAATCGCAACGGGATTGTTGGTTACCAACACGACGTTTACGGGTCCTTCGATCCAGACCCCGATAAAGTTCTGGGGCCGGGTGAAGCATTTGCCGAAGACGGGAAGCTGATCGGGCGCGTGACGTTTGAGCCGAAAGATATTAACCCGCTTGCAGAAAAAATCTTTCGCAAAGTCCTAAACGGGACACTGAAAGCCACATCGGTAGGTTTCCGCGAAACGGCCCCCGGCAAATGGGGTGAAGGCGAACAGGCGGTCAATGGGAAGAATCCTACTTACTATTTCAGTGCCGTGGAACTGATGGAATTTTCAATCGTGAACATCCCCTCAAACCCTAACGCCCTGCGCCGGACCATCGAAGAGGAAACCACCGCGCGGCAGGATAAAGAAGAGATTCAGCGCCTCGGCGGGCAGATCATCGCCCAGCAGGCGGAGATTGAAACGCTTAAATCGAAGCTGGAGTTTACAGAGAAAGCAATGAAATATTATCAAAAAAGCCGGAGAGGCTAATTATTAACAATTAAACAAAAGTTCAGAAAATGAAAAAGTCCGAAGAATTGAAACAGAAGCGGACGGCCCTTGAGGCGAAGATGGCAGAACTGACCTCGA